CTTACTATTCTATAACTGCCGGAAGAATTGTAGGGTATGCGTTAAAAGGTACATGGCATGGTTTCTGTTATTTAACTACTCCTTATTTGACTACAGATGATACACTTATTGTGGGACTTGCATATAAAAGCGATTCTATTCCAGGTCAATCTTCTTTATTAATTTTATATGATGGTTCACAAGTTGGTGTAAACTTAACTATTACAACTGCAGGTGAAGTAGAGGTTTACAGAAATACCACACTATTACAAGCAACTAGTGGCTTAGGTCTGGTGGCAGGTCAATGGTATTATATTGAATTTAAAGTTAAGTGCAATAGTTCCACAGGAACTTATGAAGTCAGAATTGATAATACGCCTGTATTAAGTGGTACTGGAGTGAATACAAAAGCGGGTACTCATGATTATCATGATAGAGTATCTTTAAGATGCCCCACTGATGCGTCCTATTTTGATGATATGTGGATTTGTGATTCAACAGGTATTTATAATAATGATTTCTTAGGTAATTGTAAAGTAGTAGCTATTAGTCCAGATGGCGATGATTCTGTTAATTGGAGTACCGTGTATCCTGCATTGAGTTCGCACTACGCCGACCTAGATGATGGTGCTACCTCGGACGATGATACCACCTACGTAGAAGATGCAACCACCGGGCACCGAGATTTATTCACCTATTCGTCTGTGCCTTCTACTCTTACACAAGTTTTAGGTTTAGCTGTTTATAATACGTGTAGGGTGACAGATGCGAATGCCGCTATTCTAAAGACAGTAATCTCTTCCAATGGGGATGAAGTGGTGAGCGATGGTGATAATATAAGTTCTACAAGCTATATTATAACTAATTATATTTCGGAAATTGATCCTGATACGAGTGGTCCATATGATGTTGATACTATTAATAATGTTAAATTTGGCATTGAGGTAGGATAATGTCTCTACGAACCACTCGACAACAAGTTGAATTATTAGGCCCAGGTGAACAAAATCTGAGGGTTACTAGGCAACAAGTTGAAGTTTTAGGTAGCGGAACAAAAAATCTACGAGTCACTCGACAACAGGTTGAACTCCTTTTAACTGAAAGTCGATGGTGGAGAAATGTTTCTAACTCGTTAAGTTTTAGCGAAGTGGCTGGATTTAATGTAGACAGAAATCCACATATCTATGATACATTAACGTTTGCTGAAAGATTACCGTGTATTTTTAATCTCAGTATTGAAGATACTTTAACACTTGATAGCTCTGCCTCGCGTTGTCAAGTAGGTGACGCCACAGACTCTTTAGTATTTGAAGATACACCTTGGAATTTCTTAGCGATAAATGATTTCTGGCCAACTGGAGATTATTTAGATTTCACTGAAACTGTGGATATTGAGTGTGGCAATTGGAAACATGTGCAACAATCCCTTTCTTTTGTTAGCACTGTAGACTGGTTGGGTCCACGCTATGAAGAAATAAATAATTATATCAGTTTTGGAGAAAGTGTTTGGAATAGTAATTCCTTCCATATAGCTGTTATAGATTTACTAACTTATCTCAGTTTAGCCGGTAGACCTTATGAAGTTAGTATCAGTGACAGTATTACATTTACTGAAGACGGTCGAAGACGAGTTGATATTATAGATGTTTCTCTGACATTTAATCATTATGCCTTAAATGGAAAAGGTGGTGACACATCTGATGCATTGACTTTTTCACAAACTGTAAATTGTTTAGGAAGTTTTACCCGAGTTATAGATGAATTACTTAATATTGGTCACTCAGTAACTTATTATTTAATTACTCCGTGTATATTAAAACAATATCATCCCTTTGTAGGTGAATCAACTGTTATAAATCAACCTGATACTCCCAATAGTACCGCCCCTCTAGTACAACAAACACCTTCAGTAGATAGATTCCAATTATTCTATCCAGCAATGGGTGGTGCTACAGATCAAGTGGTATTACGGGCACCCGAACTAGACTCAAAAGACAGTAATTCTTTTAATAGAATCAATAGAGAAACCCGTGGTGGTAGACTTATCGTTTTTGCTGATCCTACTTGGCCTAAAGTCAATACAATATCTTGCACATTTACAGGTTTAACTAAAACAGAAATTAATACTCTGCAAGGTTTTATTCTAAACCATATAGGGGAAGAAATACGTGTAATTGACTGGGAGGGGCGGGGGTGGATTGGTGTAGTAATTAAACCAAACGATCCTGCTACCTGTGACGGCAAAAATAAATGGAGCATAGGCTTTGAATTTGAAGGTATACTACTAGACTACTATTCACCTGGGTTGTCTTTATTGTTCATGGATACAGCGTCGAATGTTGTATTGAGACGGCCACATATAACTGATTCCTTAGTGTTTAATCAAGAAGCCACAGTTTTGGTATTATAATGTTTATTATTGAAGCGCCCTATCCTGACATACAAACAACAACTGTTTTACCAAGCCCATCTTGGGGAGACGCTGTGGAGGCTGTAGCCACAGTTAAGGCTCTTAGGGCTATGAATGGTAAATTATATACGTATACCCAATCAAAAGATCAAAGAAAAAAATGTCGTTGGGAGTTTACTGTTTCAAGAGATAAGGGGCTAGAAGTAAAAGCTTTCTTAGCTTGTTATTATTTAACCAAAGTTAAAATTACCGATCACGACGGGGTGGTTTGGATAGGTTATATACAAAACAATCCAAACGATCTTATGGGTGCTGGACATGCGGGCGGGTTTCCAGGATCAGAGATTGCGAATTTTTCAATTGATTTCGAGGAGAGCGAATAGATGCGAACAATTCCTACTGAAGCGTTATATTATTTACAAAAACAATATGGTTCCGAACCTATTTTTATCATAGAAATCGCTTGGTCAGGCGATGCGAGTCAACGTATTGCTTATTCAGACCAGAAAATAAATAATGCCGATTATCCCTATCCAACCATAGTAGATATTCAAAATTTTAATACAACATTAAAGTTGAATGGGGCTAGTGATTCACAAACAACTTCTATAACATTAGATGATGTTGATGGACATTTAAAAGAAATATTAAATAACCACGATATTCAAAAATGTCCTTGTTGGATATATCAGTCTTTTAAGAATTTAAATCCTAGCCAAAAGTTCTTATTATTTAGGGGGGAATTAACTAGTCCTATAGTCTGGGATGAGGGCGCAAGAACTCTTCAATTCGATGTATTGACAAAAACAACAGATACCGAAGTCGCCTTCTCGATGGAAGAAGGGGACTTCCCTATGATTCCTGAAGATGCGTTAGGTAAGGTTTGGCCTCTGGTGTTTGGAACAGTATGTAATATGCAAGCTGTTCAAGTTCGCTCGCCTAGAAAAGGATATTTAGCCCGTGGTGAAGGTATTCATGATTTTACTTTAGAACCTCGCATTTGTCAGGCACACTATTTGCAATGTAGAAGTGTCGTTATTGATTCTCAAGAAATACCTAACCCCAATTATGTACCCCCTTCAGGGGATAGTAATGGTGCCCCTTGTTCCGATGGATGGTATTGTAGTGGGGATATTAATCGAGGTTATACTTGTGAATTTGTTCAATGTGATAAACTAAATGATTCCACTACTACGACCCCTACACAGCCTGAAACCATTACACAAGACACATGGGGGCCTGATCCTTCGTGTGTAGAAGACAGGTTTAATAAAATCTGCGAATTAACGGATTTATTAAATAAACAAAAAGCCTATGAACATACAACCATTACGATTAAGGGAGGTTCAAATTTCCCTCAAGGAACTATGGTTCAAATTAATATAGATGGTGCTAAATTTAGAGGGGTTTTTACTGGGGATAGTTTTAGAATATATGAACGTCGTCATCCTGATTTTGAAACAACTACTTTAATCGCCTGCCATCCTGTCTCAACAATACATACGGGACGCTATGATTTAGTACATTGGAATTCAACCTGGAGCCTTTCAACTGATAAACAAACTTGGTATGTCCCGGCTAGTTATCACCCATCTGAAGTTTGCACTGAGAAAGCTAAATGGGTATCAGTGTATAAAGACGGGGCAGAAGCATCACAAGAAGCACTGGATGCAATGCCTACAGGTAATTTTTGCTGGCTTCCCGCTGGTTCAGAAGTATATATGGAAGCCGAGGCTGAGATTTTGTATATTGTAAGTTTATTACCAGGTACCGTCAATAATGTTGCCGCTTATAAAAAACAGCAAACGACCGGTCGGGAGCTATTAATGACTGTTCCTACAACTCTATACACAGTTTATGAAACAGATTATGATGGTTACGATGTAGTTGAAATTGGGTTGACAAAAAAATTAAGCCAGCTAGATGAATCTTGGAGTGATGAATTATATGTCTCATTTACTTCAAGTGTAGGCCCCAATCCTGTTGATATTATTGATTGGTTATTAATGAAATATACTAATATCACCTTTGATCCAATTACAAAAGCAGCGGTTAAAACGAGACTGACCAACTATCCTTCAAACTTTTGGATAAAAGAGAAATTAAATGTCTTTACCTTAATACAGGATATTGCTTATCAATCAAGATGTGCTGTTTATATAAGAGATAGCGTCTTATATATTGTATATCTCTCTGAGGAGCCAACTTCACTTAAGACAATTACTGAGTCCGATATTTTGGCGAATACCTTCAAGATTTCATTAAGTGATGTGGAAGATTTAGTAACTAAATATGTTGTGAATTGGAAAGAGAGTGAAGCGGGAGTTGTCTCTACGGACAGTGTAGATAATAAATTAATATTGAAATATAATGTCACGAAATATGGTATTACAGAAGAAACTATAGAGTATTATACTCAAAATATTTATTCTAATATTCTTAAATCTTCGACATTTTGGTTAATACGTTTAGCGAACACATGGAAAAAGGTAGAGTTTGATACACCTTTAACTATGTTGGATTTAGATTTGTTTGATTGTATTACTATTGATGTGGATCAATTTTCTTCAACAAATGTTAAAGCCATTATAACAGGTGTACAATATAATAATCAAGATAACACAATACATTTTGAATGCTTAACACCAATTCGATCAGGTGAGACTGAGGTTTATAAATTTTTCTGGCCTGCTGATATTGATCCGGCAAGTCTTTTTCCACCAACAGCCGAGGAACTTGATGCTGGTGCTGGCTATCCTTTTACAGTGACCCCACCAATTGGGCATATTTTACGTGGGGGAGACTTGGTATTACAAGATGAAACAAAAATTATTTTCTCGGCAGGGGATTCACATCCATCTGACTTAGATGATACATTACCCACAGTTACTTGTAAAATTTCCGATGTGATGGATATTGTTGAACCCGAACCTGATATAGAAAGTTTAGATTTAGCTAAAAAAGCTTATCGGCTTACTAAAAGTAATAGAATTGATCCTCCCAGAGGGAACCCTGTTGATGATTATATCGGTGGTATGAGTACAACACCATGTCCTGAAGAGTGTGGGGTGGCATGTGATGAATTCACAACAGTTTGCACTTGGAGAGTCGATGTTGGTTTTGTGGAACCTTGGTTACGTATCTATTGTAATCCACCACCATTTGGTTGCGGAGCAGGAGGGGACGGCGGCGTTTGCACAGGTATTGTAGGAAGTTGTTGTTATTCATTTGGTTCAAGAGCCGATGCAGAGTCGTTTAGAAATTTGAAACTTTCTGAAATGGAAGGTAGTATGGCTTCCTGCGATGGTCATACAAGGGTCCCTACTGGTATAACAGATGTGTCGGCCCCTAAAGTACATTATGGCAAGTCTATGTATCAAAATCCACCTTTAGGTGGTTGGGTCATCGACAAAGAAACAGATTTATGCACTGGACAAGCTCTTGGTAGAGGATTTGGAGAAGGTGGTTCATTTGGTAATGAATGTCACTGTAGAGATGCTAGAAGTCTAAATAACATAGGTCAGGAGATTCCATGTTAAATTGTAGATTTAGTTCTTGTATATTTGATATAAGAAAACTAGTTAATTTTATAACTTGTCTAAAGAAAGACAGTAAATATTACGGGTCTCTGGTGAACAGTCACCAATGTTCGCAATGTCCTTTTAGAGAATTAGTTGACTTTCCACATGTATCTAAAGAAGGACCATTTTCTGAATTGAGACCTAAAGAAGTTATTGAAGATATTTTTAATGTGGGGTGTAAACAATGTACAAACTTTGATGAAGAGACAATGAGTTGCACTATTTTGCATACCTCTGAAACAATTTTAGAATGGATTCGACATCCTAATAATCATTGCCCGAGGCATTTATGGTAAATTGTTCAAAATGTCAAAAAATAGTTCGTAAAACAAAAGACGGTCAGAAGGTTGATTGTTTTAAATGCATCAACGGGGCAGCCAATACCTTTCGTACTAACGTTACACCAGATATTTGTAGTTCATGTATCTTGGTTCAAAACTGGGATTGTCATTGCATAATAAATCCACCCACTCATGTTATCTTTAATCAACCTATTATAAATGAAGAGAGACAGATTTGTTATACCAATGGTGAACCGCCTTGTCCATATGGATATGAAATCACAGATGATCCCCTTAAATTTTCACCCCTCTGGCCTGAATGTGTATATTTAGAATTTGCCAATGAATTGAATGATGATGGTACGGTAAAAATTAAGGCTAGATGTGCTATAACTTCAAAATTAACTTCGGCTCAAACATGTCGAGAATGTGAAGGTGATCTTAATGCCATATCACCAAAAGAGTACCCTTCTATTTCAGCAGAAATTTCGACTTACATAGCAGCCGTGAAGGGGTGGATACAAGAAGGTAGACCTACTCGTTCCGATGAAGAAGTTGCAGAGATACATCAAAAATACTGTTCGCAATGCGATTGGTTTGATGCGGAGCAACAAAGATGTAAGGATTGCGGTTGTAAAGCTAAAGCTGAAGGATCAGCATTATTAAATAAAATTAGAATGAAAACTCAACATTGTCCCAAACAACTGTGGTGATTTATGGACTTCTCTTGGTTGTCCGATATTTTTAATGGTTTATTAAAATTTATACCCAGACCTGTAATTGTTCGTGCCACGCATGGTGGTGTAAAATGGAAATTAGGAAAATATGTAAAAGAAATGAAACCTGGATGGCATTGGGTTTGGCCTTTAATCACAGATTATGAAGTAATAGTTTCAGCGAGACAAACAAATCATCAACCTGGGCAGGCTCTAACTACGAAAGATGGAAAACAAATTGTAGTAAGTGTTTTAGTAGTTTTTTCTATAAGTGACATAATTAAAGCCATAGGCGAACAAAATTGGGATGTGGGTACTACAGTAAATGACATTACACAAGCTGCGGTTGTTGACGTGATTACAAAATGGAATCTTAGTGATCTGTTAGATAATGTATCTGAAAAGGTAAAAGACAATTTAACAGACGAGGTTCGTAAGCAATTACGTATGTTTGGAGTCTATGTGCATAAAGTTGCCTTAACCGAACTTTCCATTTGTCGTGTATTTAAATTGATTGGGCAGACCAGTGTGGCTCCCACATTAAATGTAGAAGGTATATAGTAAAGGGGCAAGAAATGAAAAAATTAACATTTAAATTTAATAATAATGATGTGTTCGACCAATTTATAAACTACATGAGTCTTCTTCTATTCTACCAGGAAACACTCTATGATGCTGATGGTGTGCCATATGCTAATCCACAAAGTAAATTAGATTTTGTTAAAGAAAAAATCTTGGTATGCTTATGGACGAAGGTACAAGAATACTTAGTTTCTACGGGTCAACAAGAAGTTGTTGCAGAGGTAGAGACTGAGGTAACTGGTTATAGAAATACTTGTGAAGTCGAAATAGTCTAATAAACTACGGTAGGCATTTGTAGAAGTGCTTTATATAACTTCGCCTCTGCAAGTGCATCAGCCAAGGCATCATGCGCATTAGGGTGTGGTATCTTTAATTGCTGGCACATGGATTTTAATCCTACCGAAGAAAAAATAGCTTTCTCCGCTTGAAAATATGCGCGGTCATTAAGAGCTATACCTAAAAGCATAGAGTCTCTTGGATGTGGGTGAAAGAATTGATTGAAAGCTTCATACCCTAACCAAGCCTTAAGAAAACCTGCCTCAAAGGCCCAATTATGTGCTAATGGAATTAAAGATTTTCTATAAGGTAACTCTAAATTTTGAAACCATTCATCAAACATATCAGCAGCTTTTTCTTGGCTGAGTGCGTTGTCCTTTAGCTGATAAATATCTATACCATGAACCTGAGTGGCTTGCTTCTCGGCTCTTTCAGGATAATTGGGTGCAACCTGCATATAAAATGGATGCACTCCTTCTACAGGTTCTAAATCACTATTCAATGGTTGTACAGCCACTTGAATAATTTCATGGTATCCTGGCATACGTCCCGTTGTTTCCACATCTACAGCGGCCATCAAATTAAAATTTAGACTAATAATACCTTTATATTCTTTAACCATTTCTATATCCTCTTTAACAAACCATATTTACAAGCATGACGCCATAGATTTATATTCGCTTCGCCTGGATCAAAACCACAAGTTCTAGACCATTCATAAAAAGCATCTAATAATTTTCTTTTGGGGTAATCTTTTCCCACAATAATAGGGTTCTCTAATTCATATAGGAACATTAAAAAAGATGCAAACCCTCCAGCTATTAAGGCCCTAGCATCTTGTGTGTTTGAATTAGGTTCAGACATATTAAACCTTCTTTGCTTTATCTACATAGGCTTGTATTTCAGGGTGTCTTGCTAAAAATTCGTCTATAATAAATGGTTTACAAAAATCTCCAAATTCTAAATCAAAACCTGTCAGGTCAGGTGGTGGCCGGTCATCCCCTTCTTTATAACTTGTAATATAATGTCGAAGCATTAACAAATTACAAATAGCATGATCTAGATGGTGTTCTTCACTTTCTTCATCAAACTCTTCACCCATATACCACCATTTAAATATGTGTCGAAGTAAGCAATCCATAACTATCGACCATTGCATACCTTTAGCCCAATTCCATTCTGCATATTTAAGTTTGCCATACATAAAGACGCGGGCGGTCCCTGCCAATAGATGTAGTGGGATTAAAGATAGAGAAATCTTCCCCTTATTAGCGCGGGCTCCTGAGCCACGGGCTGTACTATTAATATCACCGGCTGCATACATACTATCAGACATTTTAGTTCCTCATATCAAGTTATAAATCTCATTCAATTCTTTATATTCATCTAAGGACTGTATTTCAACAGAATCCCCACCATGTTTTCTAGCAAAAGCTTTTAAGCTTTTTGGTAGATCACCTGTCCATATTATTTCAGCAAGAGGGATGTGATTCTTGTATATTATTAAAACGCATTCCATACTAAGTCTCTAATATTAAATGGCCTTTTCTAGTTATATATTTAGGTCTATTGATAACTTCTGCGGGTTGTGTAAGAGAAAGATTACCAATATATTTCTTACCACCAGTGAGTTTACCAAGAGGTAGATGCGGTGGAAGATGATTGAGAATAGTTGTTCTATTCCAATATGAACTTTCCGTAGCTGATAATGAAGACATAAATTGAGTATAAAATTCATCGAAAGGTACTGCTAATCCATCAATGACAAAGCAATGTTCTTCAATGAAATTCTCTAAGGAATTTTTATTTGCATCAATTAATTGTTCTTTACTTGAAGTATTAACAACAGGTAAACGCAATCGGTGTTCAATATCAGGTAGGGCTATATTCATCAATGTATACATAAAATAAGGGGCTTCATCCCTTAATTTTTGATGCATTATTGGTGTAGGTATTTCTTCCACTAATTGATCTACATAAATCATTGTAACACGGGTATCACCATCAAATACTGGACAACTACTTTTCTTATTGGAGCATTGTATCCAGTGTGTGGTATTTGGTTGAATCACCACCTGTTTGTATTTAGCGTGGATAGCCATTGTGTCCGACGTAACTAAATCTTTTATTTTATCATTGACGGCTTCTGAATTCTTGGAGATATTTTTCTCTTCAACTACACATAAGACTGCACCAGCTAACTCTCCATTAAAATCACTTTGATTTGTTAAGGCTGAATCCGCTCTCATGGTACCGCCATCCATTAACAAACCAATTGCTTGATGCAAAATACTTTTACCAGTATTTTGATTCCCCCATAAAAACAAATAAGGTAGGTGGTCAAATGGTTCACGGATCATTAAAGCAATCCAATTCAATAAATAATCCTTACCAGTTGTAATACCATTACGCTGTGCCCATGACATATCTTTTAGATTTGCTGTTAGATCGGCTCCAATATGCTCTAATACTTTATCCCAGTGTGGATGTGGAGAATCTCCAGGTTCATATGGTTCTGGCTTGTATTTTAAGGTGGGGGCCTTTAAGTTCCACTGTCTGTCTCCAGGGAACTCTTCTTGGAATGGAACGTGTGTAATAGTCCAAGCTTTTGCCAATGCATCACCTAAAATAACTTCAGTATTATCTTCGTATCCTGCGGCCTTTAGACGAGAACGGGCATCATCTTTTGATGTAAAAACCCAACAACCCTTTTCATGCCAACAAGCCCATCCTGATGTATTATTATCTTTAGAAATTAAACATCTAACATACTTATCAACCTCTTCAAAATCAGCATTTATTTCTTGATGCGCTCTTGTATCAATATTATAAATCTTGAAAAATTTTCCCTTTTTCTGTAGCCAACCCTCTGGTTCACTTTTATCTTCAGTATGTTTCACAATCTCAACAAGCAACTTGTCTTTTTTATAAGGCTGGAGTCGAACTTGTCGGTTTTCTAATTCGTCAGGTATTTCAATGCTGTGACCCATTGATCGGAGTGCAGCGATTGCAGTAGGCCCATCAGGAAAGGTGTAGCCGCCGCCTTTGATGTCATCTTCTAGACCATCAAAAGCTGCGGCTGCTCCATTTAATGAGAGGGATTTATTATAGAAACAATAGGTCCAACCACCCTTGTCAACTTTCCAAGTTTCATGTTCGTTTGTTCCTTTACCAAATCGGCAAGCACGGAAGGCCCCACCTTTCATTGGAAACAGGAAGACATTTGGCTTTCCAGGGTCTTTTCCTTCGGCCAATGTTTCAAAGGCTCCTAATATAGGATCATCCGTGGCTGCCCTATCATCAAACAACATCTTTAAGCATCTAGTGTGTGTTTGTAATAAATGATGGTCAGCTAACCACACTGTAGTAAATTGAGAGTAATGTTGTAATTCTGCAATAATCTTCTTGTGTGTATCATCTAATGGAATATTTCTTTGTGCGGCTGCTTTTTCCGATATAGCTTCTTGGTCAGTATCATTTACACCTTCTATACGGACCTTAGTTCTACGGCGAGCAGCTACATCAATATAAGCTTGCCAATTTGGTGGTGGCATTAGAAAAGCACGCCCACCATTTTCATCTACATTATCTTTAAGTAAGACAAAACCCTGATTCTCAGGAGTTGTCTTTCTAGCCCAGACCCACATATTACCACCACCAACATCCATGTTAGCTTGGAAATCAAAACCTACTCTTCGTGAAATTTCTTTTAGACAAGCTAAAGCTAAAGCTGCATGTTCAGTATGATTATTTGTTGTAGGAAGATTTTGTAGATCAAATTCAAAATAAACATGCAAACCATTACCACTTGTACTTTTTAATACTAATGCTTCAGGGACTTCGAGAAGTTTATTTAAGACTACAGTTAGTTGTGTATCATCAACACCAACACCCTTAGCATGTCCAGTAATAGCATCATAATCAAATCCACAACGTATGGATTTCTTATTTCTCCAATCCCAACCAGTTAAGCCTATACACTCAACATGCTTATCTAATGGGTATTTTAAATTATGGTCGTTATCTAATGGTTCAGTGTTTGCATTTTTAGGTAAGCGGAAATTGTACCAATCATATAAGTAATTATTTCCAGCATAAACGCCATTCTTACCTACTACCGGTTCCCCATCCCCTTTGGAAACCAATACTTGGACTTCCATATCTGGGTTATACCAACTAGCTACTCGGGGGTTATTATGGGGTGTTAATTTAAAAAATGCTACTAATTGTTCTGTCGCCTTCATAAAATCTCCTCTTCTGTCTATCTATAATAAAGGTTAAATCAAGCCAAAAATCAAATAGATTCTTTTGAAATTAACAATTGAAACTAACAATTGAAATTAACATTTTATTTTGCTTGTGTCAATTTAGCAAAAAGCATACTAACCCCCCGAATTTAAATGTTCATTTCAATTAATCCAACCTCTTGTCACATATATTCTTATGATTACGAAAATTTTAACTTACGTCGAATTGAAATTAACATTACGTCCATTTTGATTCGGGCAACCACCGTCTTAATACAAATTTTCTATGTGAAATTTTTCCTTTGTATCTACTTTATTTTGCTTTTACGTAATGTTAATTTCAATTCGACGTAAGTAATTTTTTTGAATGTTGCATGTTGTTATCTTGTAAAAATTTACATCAATTGAAATGAACATTTAAATTCGGGGGGTTAGTATGCTTTTTGCTAAATCTCCCTCTTTTGGAAAAATGTTCATTTCAATTGTTCATTTCAATTGTTCATTTCAATTGTTAATTTCAAAAGATTTTATTTGATTTTTAAGCCAATTTAACCTTTATTATAGATAGAAGGTGAGCTATGCACGGACTGCCTAGAATTTTAGAAGATGGCACAATTGTTTATCCACACAAGGGAAAGACACCCCCACCTTGTTTAGAGGGTTACAAGCGTAAATGTGAATATGGTCCAGACGCTTGGGTTCTAATTCCCTTATGGAGACAATGTATTTTTAGAATTCAAGTATTACAGAAGAGAGAAGATTGTCAATGTCAAGTTTTTGTAAGTCAATGTAATCACCACTCTCAACCTAACTTAATCCTTTCTGTAAAAATTTGTGAAGATTGTAAGCTATGCCAGATCAAATAGCAAATATTCCAGTGGATTTGTTGGTACCTCCTTTTGTATTATTACGTTTAGTAGACAGAGAATCTTTGGATTACATTGAAATGCGAGATTCTATTTCTTCTCATGGATTTTTTGATTCAATTTGTGTCAGAGTTTCTCAACGTCACCCAGGAAAATATGAGATAATAGATGGCCTATACAGATTTTGTTGTGCTTTAGATTGTGGTTTGAAAGAAGTACCATGTATAATAAAGACTGCCACAGATGCAGAAGTTAAAAACTGGCAACTACAGGCAAATATTATACGACGTGAAACAGCTACTTCAGAATATGCCGCCCGACTTAAAATGCTTTTTTGTGAAAATCCTGAGCTAACTATGGCGGATTTAGCTGTTGAATTACATTGTCGCCCGGCAAAATTGCAAGATATACTAAGATTAAATAGATTAATCCCCGAAGCTAAAAAATATTTAGATCAAGGAACTCTAGCAATTACTACTGCTTATGCATTAGCAAAAGTACCTAAAAGATTACAAGAAGACTTATTAGCTCAAGCATTATCATTAAATGCAAGAGAATTTGTACAAGTTTGTAATGGTTATATTAAAGCATATAAAGAGGCGGCTAATCAAGGTAAATACAAGCGTTATTTAGTTAATGATGGGATTGTATCACCATATTTAAGGTCCTTTCGTCAAATAAAAACTGAATATGAAAACTTGATGGCCGGTAAAATAATCTTAGAAGAGTTACAAGTTAATACATTATTAGATATTTGGAAAGCAGCTTTGGCATGGGTTTTGCACTTAGATCACCTATCTGTGCAGGCTGCAAAAGAAAAAGCTGAAAAATATGCTGAACTAGAACAACGTAAAGTAAATAGACGTAGATTAAATAAAGTGGATGATTCCTCTAATAGAGCTAAAGCGAAGAAGTTAGGGCTTAAACCTGAAGATACTGATATGATTGATACTGTTTTATAAGTTTTTCATTTAAGGAGTTAGTTTTATGAGTAAAGATTTAGTTACTGTTTCTTTGAATCAAGTCCCTGCCGTTGGTGTTAGCGTTGCTAGTGAACTAGTTACGGAGCTAACAAAGAGTGGTGAATTCCTCGACCGAATTCAATTATATACTAAAGGTCGAGCTATTGACCAAGGGTTAATATCTCCAGGTCATTATGGAGTTCCTACGGGAGACGATAATATCCTAGACTTGGGTACAGAGATAGATATTCTACCCTTGTGTTGCCGACCGAAGGCCCTTGATTTACGAGATAGGGATGCAATAGTCACAAATTATGATCCAACCTCAGAAGCGTTTAAGTCTATTGAAGAAATGGCAAAGACGCAAGATTCAGGCTGTATGTATGGTTTGTCATTCCTAATCTTTGAACGTGGTTCCGCGAAGTTTTACGAGTTATTCTGCGGTACAAAATCTATGCGTACTGAATCTCGTAAGATTTTAGCTTTCGCCCCTCTACCCGAAGAAGGTGCGGCGCAGATTGAAAAGAATAGTGGAGTACATGTTGATCCGCATGGACCAATTCCATGTACTCTAAAAGCTAAGTATGTAACAAAGAGAAACTGGGGCTGGCATGTTCCGGTTTGTGTTCAGTGTTCGACGCCGTTCACTAATCTTCCAACCATTGAAAGAATAAATTCAGAAGTTGAGAAGTTTATGAACTTAGCTAATACTGAAATTGAGAAGGCAGAGGCTACCCCTGCCTCCAAGCGTCCGAGATAATTGTTGAAGTTTAACGGTCTGAGACAATATCTACACATTGTCTCAGACTTTGTTTTTTTCTTTAGGAGATTTTTATGTTTACTACAGGGTTAGTTACAGTGTTAGTTAGTGGTTATGTTGGTGGTTGTTTATCTCTAGTCTCTGATAAAGTAGGTGCAGGAGCATCAATAAGTGTTGCTATTGTGACGGAAGTTTTAATATGGCCTTTGGTGGCTGTATCCGTAGTGGCAAATAAAGTTACAAAGAAGAGTGAATAATATGAAAGCGTTAGTATTAAAGATTTTTGTAAGAGTTGTGTTGCCAGTCGTATCCTTTTGGGTGGGCGGGGTAGTTTTAATGGCTACCATGATCCATAGTATAACTGGAGATATTTATGCGAGAGCTAATGTAATGTATGATATTCTAGCCTGGCCCGCATTGGTT